CCGGTAAATACCGGAAGAAAGGGTCTACAAGACTCTAACTTTCCTTTGCTTGTAATACGACCTATTGTCCAACGGTCTGCCTTCATAAGGCAAGATCGCTTCATATAGGCCAAAAACTTGTGGAAAACCTGTAAACATCTGTCGGTATAGCGCTAAAACGCCGTACTTGTCGGAATGCTTCCAGGACGTCTTTGCGATGGATCGCATCGTCGTATAACTAACGAAAGTTCTAGTTAAGCATATTAAATGCCCATCTGTCCCATCGTCAGGTCCAAAGTTCATAAACGCACGGGGCAACATCTTTAAGATTTCACTTCGGAGACCGGGAAACCAGTATCTTAAGCCTTTACGCTCGAGGAAGTTATACATCAGTATAAGCAACCGCGGGGATAAAGTATCTTTCAGATAGAAACATCGCGCATCAGTACCCGAGAAGTAGTCGCCACCGCAGGATTCCCGAAAGGGGCCTACCGCAAACGATTTACTTCTATTCACTTCAAAACCGCACGCTTCAAGCACCCTGCTCAGGGTGTCAAAACATTCGGTTGGGACGATAATATCGTCACCGTACACGGAACACACTTCGGAACTAAGGCCAAAATATTCATTTGTCGCTTTCGCAAGCGAATAGAATATCAAAGTCTCAAGTTCAAAAGTATAACCGTTGCCCATCGAAGAGAACTTTTCAAATGATCGAAGAGTTCCTTGATAAGTGTAATGAGGTGAACGCACAGCATCAAGGCGCCTAAACCAATTAAATGGCAATATCGACATGACTAGCATATAGCTTATCGTGTCTGACGCACTACTTAGATCTATAGTACAAAGATCACCATTAACTGATGATAATTGTGCTAAACGCCTGTGTTTACCCTGGCATGACTTTATGTCTAGCCCGGATTTACGTAGACGGTCACGAATATACGAACCATAGCCTTTTTGGATTACTCCATTAAGCAGTGGCTCAATACATATTGGACGGTCGGTAGTAGCTGTTTTCGGAACAAAGGTTAGCCTGCTGCCCTCAACTAGATTCAAACGGTCAATTATATCTGACTCGCTGAAAGGGGATGCGCCAACAGAGGCGCACCAAGAGGGTGCAGTTTCCATAAAGGAAATTGCGTCAACATAAGCATTATGAGTTATATCCCAGGATGAGTCAAGTTTGTCAATACTTGACGTATTTTTCGATACGTTAAGTGCTGCGCCTGGCCCAAATTCAAAGGATAAGCTGCTCATATGTGGTACGTCGCCTAAGATCTTACTGATTTTTCTCGATGCCATGTGAAATATAGCATGTACATCGTCCCCATGTTTATTAAGCAGGGGATCAGTAATAAATTGGCGATTAACTAACGCACACTTAACTTCCGCTTTGATAAAGGCCTTTTCGGCCTCCAATCTAGGGTTAGTATCAATAACCGGGAGGGCTGCATTCTTACGAATTAGCCCAAGAACCATGTTATCTTTAATGTATGCGTTAGCACCACTATATTCATTAGGATTAAGCCTTAATTCTGCTAATTCATCCCACTCATGATACCGGCATAAAACCGCCACCTTAAGTGAAAATGATGAATCAGCGTCTATACAGGCACTAATGATCAATCGTCTCAAACGTGATACGTCTGAGCTGAAGGCAGAATCGAAGATTCTACCGGAAGCAAGGTCTGTCATGCATCAACTCCGCGCAAAATTTGTTAATAAACAAACTTACCATCTTCTACCATTTCTGGTATGATGGGAAGCTTTAACAAATTCTTGACGTATGCTAAAATGTTTTTAGCGTCCGCGAGGGTTGCCTGAGGGGATACCAAGAACTCGATATGAGCGCTTGTGTAATCCGCAACTTCAGGTGCAGGTACAAAACCCGTCGATTGAGAAGCAGCTGGCACTTTCAAATGTGGAATGACCAGTTTGATAGCTACTTTACGAGCAGTCTTTGCCGTGGTAGGACGGAGACGAGTTGTTATGGTTGGGTAACCAATCGCAACGCCGTCAACTAAATCCGCATACTCGGCTAACAAGCCTGATTTGTTCATGATGCTAAACGTGTGAGTGACTGGTGTGTCCATCCCATCGTTTATCGTTAAGTCAGAAATTGCTGACATACAATACTCCAAGAGTAAAAAGTTAATTAAGATGATAACTGTTTCGCTAAAGCTAAGGAAGTTAATAACTTTCCTCCATTCATCGCATCAAATAAGCCGCGAGGCCTAGGTGGTTCGTTGGATGGAATAGCTACGTTCAAAGAACGGCGAAAGACATTTATCGAGAATTGAGCCGATCCAGTGTAAGTGTTATAGTTGCCGCCCGGAGTTTGTTCATAGAACGCACCCGAGGTTGAAGCATGCTTATAACCCTTCTCTTTAATCGTAGCAAATCCTGATTTATATGTTAAACCAGCAGTTGCAGTCATCCCATTTAGCCAATTACCAACCGGATAAAACCAGTCAATAACGAAACTTAACGGAACTAGCTCCCAGGCCACACTCAGTGGATTTAATAAACCCAAAGCTTGCATGTTTCGAAAGGCGGGATTTACCACCGTCCAATAATGCTGCTGACGTTCAGAATAGTGAAGTTGGTAACTATCACTACGCTGACCTGCGGCGTACTTTTGCCATCGAAGGAAGTTACCGTCGCTGTTTCTAACAGCACGATGTCTATATAAAGCGTTTTGAGTATATTTTGAGGTTTGTCTGGCCGCAGTGGCCGACAAACCAATATCATCATTACGCTTCTGTAGACCTTCCCCGGCGGCTTGAGCAGCACCGTAAACATCGCTGAGCATGGGTCCCCAACCGAACTGAGCCTCAAGCCAGGCAGCCGAAACGGCCTTGGCAGGGTCAGAAAAGCTATTAAGCTTTCGCTTAACTTTGCGTACGTTATCGTAATTGTTGCCATCTAGCAAACTCAATGCAGTGCCAACTTTACCTTTCCGTAGAGCTCTTAACGAGCTAGCAATTCTAACAGCAGTTAGACCAACAAGACCACAAGTCTCGCGGGCCTCCGCTAGGGCAACCCCCAATGATATAGGCGATTCGTTCAAGCCATTAATAAGCTTAGAATTAATCTCCGATGTTATGGAGGCTCGCAAAGGTGTCAAGATGCTACTATAATTGATAAAACTATAATCCCCAAAATGCCTAAAGGCAGTTTTCGGGGCGGTTACAGTGTTACCAGTGTTAACGAGAAACAAAGTTTCATTACCGTTGGTCCCTGTAGCCGTACTCTCTGAACGAGTGTACGGTGTGGGATCAAGGAATTCACCTTTTATTCTTCGTTCATAGTAGTTGACCGTTCGTGCAATAGTTGCAAAGACAGAACGATACGCTTCCTTTTGGGAGTTACCGTTTTCTTTCCAACCTTGATAGCTACCGCGATAAACATTACGCAATGTGTAGGCCATACTCTTATTCTCCAATATTGACTATTGGGAATCGGAGTGTGCCCAACAGGGTGTAACATAATCGTAATAGCTATATGCATGACGACTCCTTTAAACAGTGCGGTTAAGCACTGGAATGCGC